TCGAAGAGGCCAAGGCCGTGGCGAAGGAGCAGGGCATCAGCCTCGTCGCCGCGCTCAAGGAACTGGGCTACGCCAGCTGAGCGCCCGGATCGTCAACCCCCTCACTAGGAGCACAACATGCCCTCCGGGAACATTTCCACTCTGACCCTCACCGTGGTGGCGAGCGCCGCCGTCTCGGCCGAACGCTTCGTCACGCAGTCCGGCGGCTATCCCACCGCCGGCGGCGTTGCCTTCGGCGTCACGCGCACCAGCGCGGCCCAGGCCGGCGATCTGCTGCCCGTCGATGTGCAGGGCACTTCCATCGTCGAGGCGGGCGCTGCCGTCACCCTGGACGCAGCACTGATGGTGGACGCGCAGGGCCGCGTCGTGCCATTGACCGTGGGCAGCAAGAGCCCCGTGGCCCGAGCGCTCGGCGCAGCTGCCGCAGCGGGCGAGCGCATTGAGGTGCTGCTGGTTCCGTCCGCCGGCCTGGTCAGCGCTGCCGCCTGATCCATCCCATCCCTGAATCCCTCTCTGGAGAAACTCATGCCGCAACCCAACCTTTCCGATCTCCGCGTCGTCGATCCCATCCTCACCGAGGTGGCGCGGGGCTACGGCTCGCCGAATGCCAAGATCGCCAGCATCCTGTTCCCCATCGTGCAGGTCGGACAGCGCGCCGGCACCATTCTGGTTTTCGGCCCTGAGAGCTTTCGCCTGGTGAACACGGCCCGTGCGCCCGGTGCGAACACCAAGCGCATCCAGCTGGGCTATGCCAAGGGCAAGTACTCGCTGGTGGACCACCGCCTGGAAGGCCAAGTCCCCATCGAGAATGAAGAGGAAGCCCAGGCCGTTCCCGGCATCGACATGGGTGCCATGGCGGTCAACACGGTGCAGGACGTGATGGCGAATGAGCGCGAGAAGCTCGCCGCCGATCTGGCGCGCAACCCTGCCAACTACCCCACGGAAAACAAGACGGCCTTGTCCGGCTCCAGCAAGTGGACCGACCCCAACAGCAACCCGGCCGAGGATGTCAACGAGGCCAAGGAAGTGATCCGCAAGAAGATCGGCAAGAAGCCGAATGTCATGACCCTTGGCCCCCGGGTGTTGTCGGCTCTGCGCAACCACCCCAAGATCCTGGACCGCATCAGCGTGACGGTGGACCGTGTGCCGGCGACCATCGAGCAGTTGCAGCGCCTGCTGGAGATCGACTGCATCGTCGAAGGCGAAGCCACCTACTACGAGGACAGCGAATTCAAGGATATGTGGGGCCTGGACGCCATCCTGGCCTACACCACGCCGGCGTCCATGCAACAGCGCGGATCTCCCAACTACGGCTACACCTACCAGCTCAAGGACCGCCCCCAGGTCGAAGAGCCGTACTTCGACAAGAACACGCAGACGTGGTACTACCCCGTCTCCGACGCCTATAGCCCCGAGCTGGTCGGTGCCACTGCGGGCTTCCTGTTCCAGGGCGCGGCAGCGTAACGGCCATGCCGAAGTACACCGTACTGTCGCCCGTCAAGCATGACGGGAAGCGCCACAGCGTGGGCAGCCCCATCACGCTCAAGGCCGACGAGGGCGCGGCCCTGGTCGCGCTGGGCGTGCTGGAGGACCCAGCGATCGACGCAGCCCGTGCTGCAGCCGAGAAGGCCGAAGCCGCGCGCCTGGTGGCCGAGGAGGCTGCTGCGGAGCAGGCCGAAGCCGAGCGCCAGGCTGCCGAGAAGGCTGCTGCGGAGCAGGCCGAGGCCGAGCGCCAGGCTGCCGAGAAGGCTGCTGCGGAGAAGGCCGAAGCCGAGCGCCAGGCTGCCGAGAAGGCTGCTGCGGAGAAGGCCGAAGCCGAACGCCAGGCTGCCGAGAAGGCTGCTGCGGAGAAGGCCGAAGCCGAACGCCTCGTTGACGACAAGGCCAAGGGCGGGAAGGCCTGACCATGCTGGACCTCGACCGCGACCTGCGCGAGGTGTTCTACGGCGACGACTTCGCCCTGACGTTCTCCATCGAGCGACAGGGCGCAGTCGTGGGTTCGGCCACGGGGATTCTGGGCGTCATCGATGAAGAGGCACTGGACGGCCGGGTTATCGCTGCAGACCGTACGCTGCGCCTGCCATCGATCATCAACCTGCGCGAGCGCGACGTGCTGATCGCGCAGGCCGATGAGCCCACGATCGGCGTGCGCGTGGGCGACCGATTGCGCGTGCTGGCCATGCCTCGGCGTGTCAACGATGGATCGGAAATGGAGGCGCTGCTGGGCAGCGCGAGGCCATGACCAAACCGCATCCTGATGTGCTGCGCTATGGGGCACCGTTTGTGATCGGCCGCGCCGTTGTCCAGGCCCTGCAGGCGGCTGAAGGCCTGCAGGGCGCGGTCCTCTGCGACAACCCTGTGACCGCTGCGGACCTATCCACAGGCGACCGCGTGCTGCTCGTTGAGGACCAGGCCGACAAGCCGCGAGGCGATCAGCCGGGCCAGCGGGCGCGCCGGTCCTATGGCTTCGCACTCGGAGTCATCAGCCGTACCGATTCCGCGCGCCAGGATGCCCACGCCGACTACCGCCTCGCCAAACGCACTGTGCTCGAGTGCCTGCCACTGCTCGCGCAGATGGGCATCGAGATCGAAGGCGGCGGCATGGTGGAGGGCGACGTGCGCTACCGCATCGAAAACATCGACGTGGGCGGTGCACTGGTGCAGGGCCTATTCACCCTCGCGTACCGCGATCCGGCATAGGTGCCGGGTCGATTCAGCAGATTGCCCGCCTTGAGCGGGTTTTGTTTTTTGGAAGGAAATCACCATGTCCACCACAGCACGTGCCATCCTGGCCGGGGGCCTTGTCTCGCTCAACATCTGGAATACGGCCGCTCAGGCCTATGACGGTTTCGGCGAATCGCTCGACGCCGACAAGTTCGAGATCAAGCCCAATTTCGAGGAGAAGGTCTCCGAATCCCGCTCCCACCTCGACTACGGCCAGGCCCGGGCGTCGGTGGTGCTGCCCAAGCCCACCGAGATCACCGTCGAGCTGTCGGCCGCCAGCGTTGCTGCCATGGCCATGCAGTTCCAAGGCCTTGTGGAAACGGTCACGCAGGGTTCGGGCACGCTGACCGACCAGAACTTCGTTGTCAGCGCCGTGGGCGTTTGGCTGCCTGTGGGTAAACGCAATCTGAGCGACCAGGGCTTCGCGGTCAAGCCCGCAGGAGCTGGGGATGACTATGTCCTTGGCACCCACTACGAAGTCAACTGGCTGCGCGGGGAGATCCGCATTCTGGCAACGAATGGGGCGCCTGCGAAGGACGACACGGTACGGTTGACAGGCACCTATGCTGCTGTGGACGGCAAGAAGATCCTGGGCGGACGTGTTACCCAGGTGCGCTGCCAGGCCCGCTTCGACGGCAAGAACATGGTGGATGGCTCGCCGATCGAGGTGGACGTTCACGAATGCGTGCTGGGCGCCAACAACGGCTTCGACTTCCTGGGCTCGGACTACTCGGCAATCACCCTAACCGGGAAGATCGTCACGCCGGCGGGCAAGACCGAAGGCTACGAGGTCCGTTTCCCGACCGCAGGCGACTGATCAGCGGCGCGGTGCAGACGTCTGTACCGCGCCCATCAGCAGCAGCACCGGCCATCCCACCACCACGGTGGCGATGGCCCCGGCACCGATCGCCATCAGGCGCTCGGAATCCAGCCACAGGCCCAGCAGGGCCAGCGGCAATCCCGCGCACACCAGTGCGATGCACCAGATCAATCCTCTCATCACCTGACCTCTGAGCGCCAACATGGCAGACCCAAAGATCAAATACGACATCGAAGCCGCCGTCAAGGGCGAGGCCGATGCCGAGCAACTGGCGAAGACGCTGCGGGATGTCGGGGACGTGCTCGAGGGCGATCTGCAGAAAAGCGCCCAGGACGCAGCCCAGGCCCTCGAGGCGCTGGGCGCCAAGCAGCGGGCGCTGAACGAATTCGGGGCACTGAAGCTGCAGACGCAGTCTCTGTCGCAGGAGTTTGAAAAAGCCGTCTCCACCGTCGATCGCCTGGGCAACGAGCTGCAGGAAGCGGGCGGCAAAACGCAGACACTCGCCACCGCCGAGAAGACAGCGACGACTGCCACCCAGCAGGCCCAGGCCGAACTGCAGCGCAAGAAAGACGCCCTCAAGGCCGTGCGCGATGAGACCACGGGTACAGCCAGGCGCACGGACGACTACCGCAATATTGTTGCGGGCCTGAAGGAGGGCATCAAGGCTGCGACCGCCGAGCTGAAGTCTCAGCAGGCCGGCCAGCGCGAAGCGGCCCAGGCGGCGACTACGGCGCAGAACGCCGAGGCTGCCCTGCGCAAGGAATATGACCTGGCCATCGGCAGCGCCGCGAAGCTGTCGAGCGAGCTGCGCGTCAAGAACGGCACACTGGCCGCCGTTCGCGACCAGATGCAGGCCGTGGGCCTGAGCACCACGAACCTGACGGCGCAGGAGCGCAACCTGCAGGGCGCCGTGCAGCAAGTCCGAGAGGCCGTGACGGCCATGGCGCCGGCATACCAGCAGGCCGCTGCAGCATCCTCGCAGTCCACCCAGGTGCAGGCAGCGAACCAGCGCACGCTGCGCGAGGGCATGTCATCGATCAGCGCGCAGCTGCAGCGCATCCAGCAGATCGCCACGCTGGCGATTGGCGGTGGCTACTTCGGGGGTCTGATCAAGGACGTGGGCGCGACGGCCGACGAATTCAAGAACCTCGAGGCCCGTGTCAAGCTCGCCACGGGTGAAGGCCCACTGTTCGAGAAGTCCTTCGGCGGCGTGCAGCGCGTGGCCCTGGCGACAAACAGCTCGCTGGAGGAAACCGGCAACCTGTTCGCGCGCCTGACCAAAGCCTCGCAGGAGGGCGGCATGGCAGCAGCCGCCGCGCAGGAGCGGGCGCTGCGCCTGACGACCACCATCAACCAGGCCACGCAGCTGTCGGGCGGTGCAGCCGAGTCCGCCAAGGCTGCGCTGACACAGCTGATCCAGGGCCTGCAGTCAGGTGTGTTGCGCGGCGAAGAATTCAACTCGGTCATGGAGCAGGCTCCGCGCCTGGCCGAG